TGGACGCCTACTCCAAGGCGACCGCGGCCGGCTTGTCCATCAAGATGGCGCAGAAGACGTACCTGGGCTGGCCGCCGGATCAGATCGAAGAGGACGACCGGAACCGGGCGCGCGAGTCCGCGCGCGCCTCCCTGGCGTCTCTCGGTGGCGCACCCAACGTCCAGCCCGCACAGCCCGCGCCGCAGCCCATGATGGCCGCCGCCAGTGGCAACGCAGGCTGAACTAGAGCAGGTCCGTCGCGCGCTCAACCGGCTGTCTCAGGCCGCGCAGAATGACATGGCGGCGGTCTGGGACTCGCTACCGACGTGGAGCCGGATGACAGTGAGCACGGCGCTGTCGCAGGGCTGGGAGTGGGTGCTGGAGCGCTACGGCAACATGGCTTCCACTCTCGCGGCTGACTTCTTTGAGGTGCAGGCCGTCGACCTGGGCGTGAAGCGTCCCAAGTCCGTCATTGCGCCGCCAATGGATGAGCGTCGTGCGATGGCGCGACTCGGCTGGGCAGTCTCCACCGAGGATCAGCGCGGCAACATGCTGGTGCTTCTCGACGAGCTCGTGAAGCAGCCGTACCGCTCGACGATGCAGAACTCGGCGCACGCCGCGCATCTCGCCTGGGCGCGCGTCCCGTCCGGCTCCGAAACCTGCGCCTGGTGCATCATGCTCGCCTCCCGCGGCGCCGTCTACCACTCGGCGGAACTCGCCAAGTTGGGCACGAACGGCAAGAAGTACCACGGCTTCTGTGACTGCGTTCCGACCGTCGTGAAGTCCGCCAGCGACTACCCCGAGGGCTACGACCCGGACGCCCTGTACGGCCAGTACGAAGCTGGCCGCGCGCAGGCCGGGTCGGGTGATCCGAAGGCGATCACCGCCGCCATGCGCCAGCAGGCCGGCACCAACTAGAGCTACCGCACCCCGGCACGGCGACGGGGTGGGCACGGGAAAGCGCCGGTCCATCACTCCACGGAGGAATCATGTCCGCACCCATCACCGAACCCACCGTCCCCGTCGTCACCCCAGTAGCGCCGGAACCTGTCAAGCCGGAAGCCCCGGCATGGACGCCTCCGGCGAGTCAGGCAGACCTCGACCGCATCATCGCCGACCGGCTCAGCCGGGAGAAGGCGAAATACGCGGACTACGACGATGTCAAGACGAAGGCTGCCGAGTTCGACAAGGCGCAGGAAGCTGCGAAGACCGAGGCCCAGAAGTTGGCCGACCGTCTCGCCGCCGCCGAAGCCAAGGCCCAAGAGGCTGAGGTCAAGGCGATCCGCGCCGAGGTCGCACAGGCGAAGGGTGTGCCGGCCGCACTGCTCACCGGGACTACGAAGGAAGCGCTCGAGGCTGCCGCCGACGCGCTGATCGCCTTCAAGGGCGACACCCCGAAGGTTCCCGCAGCGCCCAGCGCTGACGGGCAGGGCAAATTGGGCGAGCCGATCGGGGCAGGGTCCCCCCAGCTCACCGCGGACGACCTGGCACGCATGACCGCTGCGAAGGACTACGACGGAATCGCCAAGGCGACAGCCGAGGGCCGATTCACCGCCCTTCTCAGCTCCTGACAACCCGAAACCACCTGAAAGGGGCCTCTCATGGCCATCACCAAGTTCCAGCCGGAGATCTGGTCCGCCCAGATCCTCTCCGTGCTCGCCAAGTCGCTCGTCTACGGCGGCATCGTCAACCGTGACTACGAGGGCGAGATCGCGCAGTACGGCGACACCGTCCACATCCCGTCCGTGGCGGACCCGAACATCTTCGCGTACACCAAGGACACCGACCTGACCGCAGTGCAGGCGCTCACCGATGACGAGCTGCTGCTCACCATCGACCAGTCCTGGGCGTTCAACTTCCAGATCGACGACATCGACAAGGCGCAGATCCGGGCTGCCGGCGCGCTGATGTCCGAGGCCAACCAGCGTGCAGGCTTCGGTCTGCGCGACAAGGCTGACCAGTACATGTCGAAGCTGATGAACGTCGGCGCTTCCTCGACCAACACCCTGGGCCTGATCGACGGCACCACGGCGACCAACGTCTACGATCTCCTGATCGTCCCGGCGTCGGTGAAGCTCGACGAGGCCAACATCCCGTCCGAGGGTCGCTGGCTCGTCCTGCCGCCCGCCGTCTACGGCAAGCTGCAGCTCGACGCCCGGTTCGTGAAGGCGAACGAAGCTGGCACCAACGCGCTGCACAACGGCGTTGTGGGTCAGGCTGGCGGGTTCGAGATCTACAAGTCGAACAACGCCCCCGGCGGCGCACGTACCGGCCTGACCGCCACCACGGTCTCCGGCGCCAAGTCCCTGACGGGCCTGGCTGGCGTGTTCATGCAGTCCGACGTCGGCATGGGTGTCACCGGCACCGGCATCGGCGCGTCCTGCAAGGTCGCCTCGGTGAACGCCGACGGCACCGTGGCCACCCTCGACACCAACAGCACCGCGAGCGCGAGCGTCACCGACATCGCGATCACCGGCGCCACCGTGTCGAAGGCCGTCATCTACGGCACCAACCGCGGCGCGTCCTTCGCGCAGCAGATCGCCCAGCTCGAGGCCTACCGCCCCGAGAAGCGGTTCGCGGATGCCCTCAAGGGTCTGCACCTGTTCGGCGGCAAGGTCGTTCGACCCACCGCCCTGGGTGTCGCCTCCGTCAAGACCTCCTGACCTGATCTGACTGGAAAGGGGTAGTCATGGATCTGCCGCCGCTTGCATCAGCCGCCGATGTGGCCGAGTGGGGATTCACCGTCTCCACCGCGTCAGTGAAGCGGGCATCTGCGCGCATCCGTGGCTACCTCTCCCAGCAGGTCACCACCGGCACGTCGACCATCACCGCCCGGGGGCCGGCATTCCGGCTCCCGCAGCGGCCGGTGGTTAGCGTGGCGTCGGTCACTGACTCGGACGGCAAGGCGGTCGAGTTCGAGTTGGCTGGCTCCGTCGTCACCACCGCCAGCCTTGACCTGCTGACGATCACCTACTCGCACGGCCACACCGAGCTACCTGAGGAGCTCATCGAGCTCGTCTGTCAGGTGGCGTCCCGGCTGGATGTTCCGAACGCCTCACTGGCTGCAGGTGTGCAGTCGGAGGGCACCGGCCCGTTCTCGGTCGGCTACGGCTGGGATGCGTGGAAGGCTCAGGCCGGCCTGACGCAGGGCGAGAAGGACACGCTTGACCGCTACTGGCCGCATCTGCCGCAGATCATCACGGTTGGCAGGCCGTAACTGTGTTCGCGTTCAGTGAGACGATTACTCGTCTCCGCGCACCGCTGGTAGCCGATCCCTACTCGGATGAGTCGACCGCGCGCGACTGGCCGAACGCGGTCAGCACCCCCATGCTTGGCTTCGCGGTAGATCCTGGCGGCTCCTACGAGGCGCGCACGGTCAACCGGGAGCAGGTCACCACCAACCCGACCCTGTACGGCCCGTACGGGGCGGATGTGCTCGCCTCCGATCGTGTCGTGGCTGCTGGCGCGACGTGGGAAGTAACCGGCAATGCCGCCAACTGGAGGAACCCGTTCAACGGATCGACTCCGGGATCCGTCTGGCCGCTAGCCCGAGTGGAAGGTTGACATGGCAGAGATCTTGATTCCCAGGCTGGTCACGATCGACCTGCGCGAGGGCACGATCGTCATCGATGGCGTGAAGTTCCCGTATCCGGTTGTGACCGACTCGGTTTCCGTGAGCGCCCCGAAGAAGTCACTCCCTGGTGTCAGCCTCACCATCCTGGCTGATCAGGTCGAGGTAATCGGCGTACTGGTCAAGGACGACTGATGGACCGCATCACGATCACCCACTTCAACGAAGACGAGTTCATCGAGATCTCCAACCGGGTCAACGAGCAGGTGTGCAAGCCGATCGCTGAGGCTGTGGCCGACGAGGCGCGCGCATTGGCAGACGAGTTTTCCGACAGTGGCGCCTATCGGGACTCGATCCACGTCGAGGTCCAATCCCGCGAGGCGTACAAGGGGAATCACAGTTGGGCGCGTAGCAAAGTGGTCGCCGATGTGGATCACGCGCTCAAGGTCGAGTCGAAGCACGGCACCCTCGCCAAGGCGCTGGGGTCGCTATGAGCCTCGCGCGCGTCGTCGAGTATGACGACCTCGAACTGCTACTCGGCCCCTACCTGCGAGCCAACCTCACCACATGGGCTCCCCTGGTGGATCGTAAGTTCCCCGCCACCACATGGACCCCCGGCTATGCCGTGGTGGTCCGTGACGACGGCGGCCCGGACCAGACGCTCATTACGGGCTCTCGCTCCATCGGCTTGACCGTCATCGGCGCCGCCAACCAGCAGACCAAGCAGCTCGCCGAACGGGTGGCAACCCTGATGCGCGCACTGCCCGACTCTTCAAACCTCCCGGTCGCTGACGCCACCGTGCGTGGCCCCTACTCGCTCAACGCGCCAACACGTGCCGAGTTCTACCTGACTGCCGACCTGATCGTGGTCGGGCATTCCGTAACCCTGTAATCACCACGAGAGGAACTGACCATGGACACCACTGGTCTCAGCATCAACGACGTCGGCACGGCCATTCGTGGCATGACCGCCTGGGAGCCGAATGGGACCACTGTGCTGTCGGCCGCCAACATGGCGAACCCGAACTACACGCTGCCCTCCACCTACGTGCGCCTCGGTCTGCGCACCACCGACGGCGCACCGGAGTGGGCCGAGAATCCGGCGTCGCTGATCGAGCTCTACGAGGCTGGCTACAAGATCAACCCCGGCACGGGTGTGGCGCAGGTCAACCAGACGTTCGCCCAGTTCGACGACACGCTGCGCAAGGCAATCCGGGGCGTCACCCCCTCCAGTGGCGTCATCGATGTGGACGTCGATGCCACCCCCAAGGGCATCCTGTTCACCGAAGACATCTTCCGCATGGCGGACGGCTCCTACAAGGTGCTGCGCAAGTCGGCGCCCGCCATGATTTCCAGCGTGAAGACCGGCAAGGGTGTCCGGGGCGCGATCGGCGGCACAGCCGTCGTGTGGGACGTTGAACGCTCCACGGCCATGGGCAACGCGCACTTCCGTGAGGCCTGGGTGAGTTCCGACACCACCCCCGATGCCACCATCTGGTCCATCACCCCGGCCGGCCTGACCGTCGCCGGTGTCATGGTCATCCACGGCATCAACTTCACCGGCATGACCGCCGTGAGTGTCGGCGGCACCGCCTGCGTCACCAAGTCCGTGGCCGACGACGGCACCGTCCTGGCGACCATCCCGGCCGGCGTCACCGCCGGAGCCAAGGATGTCATCGTCACCACACCCAACGGTGCCAGTGCAGCGTTCGCGTACACGGTGGCCTGATGCCCGATTCCGCTGAGGTTGTGGGCGACGAACTGATAGTCGTCCACAACCAACAGACGGTGCGGCTCTCGCTGGCTGTGCCGTTCGAACGGCTGGACGTGTGGCTCGCCATGGAAGTCGACATGCCGTGGCGCAAGTTCCACAACGCGATGCGCGACGACGTCATGCCCGAGTCGGCGCGTGAGCAAATCCTCGAGATTGAACCGCGCGACTCCGTGTTCGCCGTCGAACTGGTGCGAGGCTGGGCAAACGCGCTCAATGATCGCCTGGGAAAATCCCTGTCTCTGCCGCTCTTTGGCGAGGAGAGCGTGCCGCCTTCGCCGCCGACCTCTGGCAGCGGTACGGACTCCACGCCCACCGAGCCGGAGCCGCCTGCCCAGCCGCGACGGTCGAGGTCTACGCGCAAGCCCTCCTGAGCGATCCGACAAGCCGGGTGGTGGCAGCCAGCCAGAAATGGCCCATGCCGCTGCCCGACTGGATCGCCCTGCATGGACACCTTGCGCTGTTCAGTGAGGATGCCCCAATGCCGTGGGATCAGGCCGAGGCTGAGCCCGAGATTGACCCTGAGATTGCCGCCGAAGCTGAGGCGTACCTGCTCGCCCATTCCGCACTCCGTGAACTGTAGGAGGTAACCCCGATGGGCGAAGTCGCTTCCTCCTACGTGTCGGTCTTTCCGAAGATAGCCGACAACTTCGGCGCCCAGTTGCAGACGCAGATGAAGAAGTCGTCAGCGGGCGCGTTTGGGCCGATCGAGCAGGAGTCGAAGAAATCCGGCGAGAAGTCTGGCAAGACGTTCGGTAGTTCATTCAGCACGGGCGCCAAGGCGATCATGGTAGGCGGCGCCGCGATCGCCGTAGTTAAGTTCGTTGGCGACAGCGTCAAGGCGTTCTCCGAACTACAGGACGCTACGGGGGCCGCCTCGGTGGTGTTCGGCGACGGCATGGATCTCATCACGGCCAAGGCTGAGCAGGCCGCCTCCTCGGCTGGCGTCTCCAAGGTGGCCTGGCTGAATGGCGCCATCACCATGGGCACGTTCGGCAAGTCCGCCGGACTCACCGGCGAGGCCCTGGCCACGTTCTCGAACGGGCTGGCGCAGACCGCGGCCGACATGGCGTCGTTCCGTGGCACCACCCCGGAGCAGGCCATCGAGGCTGTTGGTGCAGCGCTGCGTGGCGAAACTGAGCCGATCCGCGCCTATGGTGTCCTGCTCGACGATGCCAGTATGAGGCAGCAGGCGCTCTCGATGGGCCTCATCAAGTCCACCAAGGAAGCGCTGACACCCCAGAACAAGGTGCTCGCGGCTCAGGCGATGATCCTCAAGCAGACCGCCGACGCGCAGGGCGACTACGCCCGCACCGCCGACTCTGCCGCGAACGTGCAGAAGACGCTCGCCGCCCAGTCCGCGAACCTGACGGCTGAGATCGGCGAGAAACTGGCTCCCGCGATCGTATCGGCCCAGAAGGCCGGCGTTGGTATGATCCAGTGGGCCACTGACAATCAAGCTGCACTGGTCGTCCTGCTGCCACTGTTGGGTGCCGTCGCCGCGGCCCTCGGCGGCGTGATCCTAATAGCTAAGG